TCTTTAGTGGCAATAATAATTTAAATAAACAGTCCGATTATCCCTTTCTGCCACTTTGGGAAAATTAAACCGGACAGTAGTGTTGCAAAAACATAAATCATTAAATAGTATCATGAAAAGAAAATGTTTTATTATTACACCAATTGGTGATGAAGGATCCGAAACCAGAGAAAAAACAGAAGGTGTGATTGAATCTATTACCCCGGTTTTAGAAGAACTCAATTTTGTTTTGGATGTACCTCATAGGATGCCAAAACCTGGCTCGATTACAAAGCAAATTTTAGAATGTATATTAAATCATGATTTGGTCGTTGCTAATCTCACGGAATTAAATCCAAATGTTATGTATGAATTAGCAGTTAGACATTCGACCGCCAAACCTGTTATAACTATTGCTGAATTGGGCACTAAATTACCTTTTGACATTACGACTGAAAGAACAATCTTCTACACCAATGACATGAGAGGCGTTCCGAAACTTCAAAAGGAACTGAAATCTTCAATATCCTCTATAAATTTTGATATCCCTGAATTTGATAATCCAATATATCGTGCCCAACGAGACTTCAATTTTAAAGAAACGGTAACAGAAGGTAAGGATGCATATATCATTGAACAATTAGATGACTTAAAAAATACACAACAGAATTTAATTAATTTAGTGAATTCTATTAATACATTTAATCGCCCATTTCTGAGGCTTATTAAAGCTTCAAAAGATTTTAACGTTAGTATTGATATTATAGCTGATTACTTAGATTCTAAAGGAATTATTATCGAAAGAAATCCAAATTATAAAATCAGTCCTGAAATTTATAATTTAATTAAGTCAAAATTTGAGATTAAAACAAAATTGATATAGAAAAATTGATTAATAAGTATCAAACTTCAACTCTTCTATAATACGTCTTTTTATTCATTGTTTTGCGAACTCATTAATCTATAGAAATGGTACCTTTGCAAAGTATTTAAAGAGTAGGTCCCAGGCTGTTTTTGCTATTTAGAAAATATTGAAAATAAGAGGCTCTATTAAACATAATGCAAGTTATAGAATTGTTAACAACATAAATTAAAGATTAGTTTGCTGATACTGTTAGTTTTAATTATCCTAGTTTTATATCCTCGATTTTATAGGTTGTTAACGGTAAAATTAACATAAAAACAAGCCCTGTTAACTTACTTATTATTAAAAAAGGATCCCCTATTTAAGAGAATCCTTTCAAAAAAAAGATAATTTACAAAGTTATGAAAATCAAGAAATCACTCTTTTAAATTATGATCAGAAACTCCGGTTATCTTTTCTATAAACTTATCCTGTAGCTGTGGAATAACGGCTGTAATGTTCTTTGAGGCACGTAAGTACCCCTCTATCATTCCGACACGTTTCCCGGCTTCGTAAGCCTCTGTAATTGATTTATAATTACCTTTCTCACTTACAGATAGAGTGTTTATTTCATTTGTCATAATTCATTCTTTTTACTCAATTTATAAGCTTCATGTAGTTCAATTTTATCATCTATAAAATCTTGAAGTTCTTCATTACTCATTCTTTCCAACCAAGCACTAACAGGAACAGATCCCTTAAGATCAATTTGATCTGGTTCATCCCATCCAAGCATCTTACTCAGTCTGTCAATGGCTGTAATCTTATCATAGAACTTCACCTCAACACTGCCCCTGGTATTCTTAATTGATGCAATACAGGAAATAGCTTCATCAGGCATTTCATCAAGCTTCTTAATTGATATCTTACTTCCTTTTACACTAAGAACATCTGTAATACGTGTTCTGACAATTGCAGTAAGTTCTTTTACAGCTTCCTCTTTGCTGATATCTGATTTTTCCTGTAATATTCCCTGCAATTCTCTTATCCTTACCGCAATCTTACCGTTATTAAGCAGTTCTGAAGCCTTAACGTGTATTGTGGTATCTTTCATTCTATCGCAAGAATAAGCACGCCTATATGCCTCTGAGGCGTTACCTGATTCAACGTAATAATTACAGAAGCTTTCCTGTTTTGGTGTAAGGTTTCTCATATTCATATTACTTCAATAAATCCAAATTTTTCTTCCCAAGCTGTTTGTAATTGTTTTACAAATTTATTACCACCTACTTTGCAAGCTGACAAAAACATATATTGATTTTTTGATTCATAAGCTATTAGTGCAAACTTTGATGCAAATAAATCACGTATAACCGTTACAATTTCTTCATCTGATAAACTCTCAATGGGAAGCTTCCTAAGTTCTTTAACTGGTCGTATTTTACTCATTTGAGGAAAGATTAATTATTCATAATCGAATATAACCGGAATAACCCTTTCATTGTCATCAAGTCCAAAAGCTTGTAATGCATCACTATATCCCAAAAGATCACCCATTGCATCAACAAAAACGTTAATCGCTTTACAAGCTTCTTTATGCAGATTATAACGAACTATCCCTTCTTCAGTAGTAACAAAGGTGCTATGAGAGTCTTTCAGCCTTTTTTTATCATTGTTTGATACAGTAATCTTCCCGGCGCTGGTAACCGAAATATACTCTCTCAACCCATACAAACCTCTTAAATCAATTGCTGCGTGAAGATCCATTGTTTCATGTTTCAGGCTCTTCATTTTGCTGTCCACATTGTTTTCAATCTCACGTCTCAAGTATTGCGGATCCAGAACTTTTGAAATCACATTTGTAATAGCATTTCGAATCCCGGAAAGATCTTTTTTCAAAATTCTCTGAAGGTAATCGTTGGTGAGTTTCCCCAGACCTGTAGCTTCAAAAGCTATTTCAATCTTCTTTCCGTGTGCTTTAATTAACTCTTCCAGTTTGTGAAGATCTCCTCTATATTCAATCTCATCAAAATCTATCAGTAAAGTTTTAATTTCTTCTTTTTTCATATATGTTTAATTATTAAGTTATTAGTCTTTAAATAGATCGACTATTCCTGTTTCTGTCTCTCGTTCATCATCTGAAACATCTTTGTTTAGATCAACAGTACCTGGCTGAGTTTCTTTTTTTTCAAAATACTTCTCCCAGTCAGCAACTGTCATATTTTCCATTTCTTCTTCAGTCATAACTTTTACATTAAAAATTTATAATAAAATATTGATATTCATTTCGTTTCTTGTTTGAAAAATTTAGTATTAAATTTAGCGTAGTAAGAATTTTGTAAATACCCTGGGGTTTTTTCGAGATACTTTTTTGCATTACCCGGAATTTCTAAAACAGGATTATTAGGGAGTGTATCATGTAACAGGAAATCCGCAAAATCATTTTGTTCCATCACGATTGGCACTGCATAACAGATACAAAAAGGATGAAAACCAGGGAATACGAAGCTTTTCGGATATTTACCTTTCAGAGAATCACAAATAGCACAAGGATGGGCATTAGCGGATCTCTTTACTTCAAATCCAAGCATGAAATCAAACTGCTTCCATCTTTCTGAATCACTCAATCTATAGCCCATATTTGTCTCAGTACTGGCCACTCGAAGAGCATTCATTCTCGAAGATCTGTAAACTCCAGGGCCGGGTTTATAATCTTTCATCGGCTGCGACAATACAAGATTACCCTTTTCATCTTTAATCCTTCTAAAGTGTTTATTTGGATCATTGAGTAACTGGCGAAAGTCGCGACCAATTGCTTCCGCACTTCTACCGGTTGCAAGTCCAGATTCAAGAAATAGTTCAATGTGATTCTTTGCTTGCAATGATATACCCCAAACCCTTTTTGAAAGATTCATTCCGTTATCAACCCTATTTTGTAGAGCTTTTAACGCTTCCATATTACGGATAAAGAGACCCTCCTTAGCAATCTTAGATAAAGCCATCCCCTTAATGTACTGTTCAACAATTTCATCATTCTTGTCAATAGCAGACATCCAGGCCTTTTCCTGATTCTCTTTGATGTATTTTTCAAGTACTTTACTAAATTCATTAAGGCTCTTATTAATCTTGTTCTCAATTGTAGTATTGCGGATCCACACGCTGTTTTTATTGCCTGAATCGTGCCATTTACGCATCTCAGGTGCAACTAATCGAATTAACTGATTGAACAGTGAATTGATCTGCTTTTCTTGCAAGAGCAACCGATTAATATGCTGTTTATCGTAATTATTTATATCACTTATTCCCATTGTATTTGTTATTTTACTTTTTTTTGTCTTAGTTATTGGTATTGCATTCTGCACAAATGCTCTGTAATTACCAATAAACATGAATAGTCAGATAATCAGTATTTGAATCATCTATATATGAAGAGCCGTCCTTAAATGTGAATACTTTACCGGTTTCCTTGGAAATCGCTTTAACCCCGTTATATTCAGTCCAGGACGTTCCATATTCTGTTTTCTCCTCTTCTCTTATTCTTGGCCCTTCAAAAACCCATTTATCTGGTGTAAACCAATACCCCTCTATTACTTTGAACACTAATACCGGAATTGTATCCAGTCCGAAATATTTGGCAAGGTTACATCTGTGCATACCATCATTTAGCCCTACATTATCAGAAGGTCTTACCATTTTTTCTACTCCGTCAACTATTGCATATCCTTCGGTCTTGGATGGTGGTATCAGCTTACCACCATTTAAAAGGATATCAATCATTTCCATGTGGGATTTTATATCGCCTATAAATACATCTGTAAAGTTGTGTGGTGTTATATCATACTCCTCAACTCTCAATATCTCGGAATTAAACATTTTCGCCAAACCGGTATGGCTATATGATCGTAATTTATCAAACTGCATCTTATTAGGGTCTGTCTCCCATTCAATTTTCAAACCCTTACTTATAGCTTCTTTCTGCTGTTTGATCTTAGCGAGAATGTTTATCCTATTATTTGTTTGCTCAAATATTTTCATATAATTATTTTTATTTTAGAATGGTGTTTCTTCTTCTACCTCATAATGAGATGCATAACTATTTGAATATTTTCCTGAAGGTGCCTCATCTTTGAAATTGGTGATGCAGTCATCTACCCATATATCAAGTTCTCCGGTTCTGCCTTCTCTGTTTTTTGCAACTATTACAGAACATTTGTTTTTATCTTCATTAGACTTGGTATAATAAACATCTCTATGAATGAATATAACCGCATCAGCATCCTGTTCAATACCTCCGGAATCTCTTAGATCTGACAACATAGGTCTCTTATCGTTTCGAGCTTCTACGTTTCTGTTTAACTGGGATAGAAGTATTACAGGGACATCTAAATCCTTTGCAAGTATCTTAATGGCTCTAGTACACGCTGAAACTTCGTCATTTGTTGATTTGCCTTTCATTCGACTCATATCCATCAACTGCAAGTAGTCAATCATGATAATATCACACTTGCCCTTTCGTTTCATCTTTTTAGCTTGCGCCCTTATTTGCTGAACTGAAATGGAAGCTGTATCGTTAATTGAGATTGGTAGCTGAGATAATTGCTCTAAAGATTCGCCAAAACTTAAGTATTCGTCCTGTGATAATCTGCCCTCTTTGAATGATTCCGAATCAATCCCGGAGTGTGCTATTACCATACGGTTAATTAAAGCCCCTTTAGGCATCTCCAAAGAGAATATGAGTACATTATTACCTTTATCCGCTGTAAGTCTTGCAGAATTGAGCAAAAACGCTGTTTTACCCATTCCTGGGCGTGCAGCTAACACATAAACACATCCTTTCTGAAATCCGTGAAGTACATTATCAAGCTTTTTTAATCCGGTATGTATTCCAATTGGGTTTCCCTCTTTAGCTCTTTTCTCTCTTTCTTGGTATGCTCTGTACGCCTCAACTGTTAGTTTATCAATTGAAACAGTTATGCCAACATCAGATACATCAGATAAATTTTCTACTTCAAAAATATGATTATTAATAAGATCGTCTACATCTATGCTCATATCATTGGAATCACTCAGAGACTTTGCGCACTTCATCACAAATGTTCTTCTCATATAGTCCTGAAAGACTATCATAGCATGAGTTTTTATGTGAATAGCTGAAGTTATTTCGCTTGAAAGGTCTGCTAATATTGATATATCTACTTTGCTGTTTCGCTTTTTCAACCCTTCAAAAACCGTTATAAGATCAACATCAGAAGTCGATTCAACTTCTAAAATAACACTGTATATTTCATTAAGATCTTCATCATAGAACATTTCAGGCTTAAGAAAATCCATTACTTCATAAATGGCTGTCTTTTCTAAAAGTAAAGCCCCTATAGTTGCTTTTTCAGCATCCTGATTATGTCGTAACTGAATCTCGTTAGAGCTTCTGATAGTTTGGTTCTGCAAACTTTGTTTCTTTTCCATTATTATTACCATTAAATGTTTTATCTCTATTTGCCCAAGTAGCTAATCTACGTTTTACATCCCAGGTCTTTTCCATTTCGTAACGTAGTTTTGTTTTTGACTTATTAGGTTCGGACCAATACAAATAAAAGTTATTACAAATTTCTTTCCCATATATTGGGACTAAAGGCTTAATTGATTCTTTAAGCTCGATCTCTTTTTTGATTATTCTATCATGTTTATCATTTTTAGATTCTGGAGATAGCTTCTCCCCCTTATTTTCATTATTATCATTATTGTTTGTGTCGGCTAGCGTTTGGCTAGCGTTTGGCTCGTGTTCGGCTAGCGTTTGGTTTGTGCGTAAACTCCCTTGATAATCTTCATAATTACAGACAGTTAACCGTGTAGTATTTGTGAGGTTCTCTGTGGTGATCATTCCGTCTTTTTTCAAGAGCTCTAAGAAATTGCGTGTAGTGTCTCTTGACACTTTCCACCTATCCGCCCAATTTCTCAAACTCATAACAGTTTGGCCTCTATTACATTCAATCAATCTCATTCCGATATTTACTTTTTTATCTTCATGATTGACTGAAAGCAGAATGTCTAACCACCATTTAAGCTTAACCGGATCTTGCCATATCCAGTGATCCCTGATTCTTCTATGAAGTGAAATCCACCCACTATATGTTTCATCACCGGCCATAATTGATTTTATTAAAATCCGTTGACTCAAGTATCTCACCTATAGCCAAAGCTTCACAACTTCGTTTATCGGATTCAATCCAATATCGTTTATGTGTCGAATCAGCCTTCTGGACAGTCTCATCTTTCACAAGTATATTTTTTTCTCTTAAGTAACGAATGTAAGAGCGGGGATCACAGTAGCCTAGCTTTATAGTTATATCAGTAACAGATTGTTTTCCTGTACATAAAAGGTCAAAAACTTTTTTCTGTCTTTTACTCAGGCTATTATATAATTTATTTATATCTTTATCCTCCATCTCATCAATAAAAGATATTTCGCTCTGCACTGGTCCCAGCTGTGTGGAGCTTTCTTTTTTAGTTGATACTTCTTTTCCCATACTATCTGCTTTTAGATTTAAGCACATTCTGCAAATCGCTCATTTTATACCTGATACTATTGCCTATTCTTACGTGTGGAACAAGGCCCTCTTTCTTCCATTTGTGAAGAGTTGTTTTACCACATCTGAGAATTTCACACGCCTCATCAGCTGTTAGGGTTCTATCCTCTTTTTCCTCTACTACAGGCAAAATTATATGCTCAACCGGTTTAGTCTGCATTAATATTTCCTGTAACTGGCCTACAGTGAGCATCGCTATTGGTGTATCTTTATTGATAGTCATGATCTATTACCTCCAGTTAAAAAGTTTATGACATCTTCTTTTTTATAAAGCACACGACCACCAGCTTTAATGCAATTTAAAATACCATTTTTGCGATATCTTAATAAAGTATCTCGAGTAACACCTATTATTTCAGCTGCTTCATCGGCTGTAATAATCTCACTTCTGATATCTCTTAAATCTTTTCTAATCATTTCCATAGTTTACGTGTTTTTCATTTAAAATATATGTGATTCTTTCTTTTTCTTGCTTCTTGTGTTTTTCCTCCAATTTACTCGTGTTAAATAATGTTACACACCTGTATTATAAATACATATAATAATCAATTTAGAATCTGATTAAAATAAAAAAAGCACTCCCGGAATGGAAGTGCCATCTAATAACAATGGGAAAATTAATCTTTACCCTAATTTCCTTAGCTTCTTGGCAACATCTTTTGCATTATCCTCAGCAGTAACTTTAATGTACTTCATAAATGAGTCTTCAGTTTTGTGTCCGGTTAACATCATAAGTTGAGTTGATGGAATACCTCTTCTATATAGGTTAGTGGCAAATGATCTTCTGGCTGTGTGTGATGTTATAAGCTCGTATTTTGGTATTTTGGTTGTAACTCTCATACTACCCTTTTTAGTTTCAGCCAATACCAAATCATTAATCTTAGCTTTCTCACATACTTTTTTTATCTCTCTGTTGTAATGCTGATCAGTCGGTATTTTTGGAAGCCTATCCGGGTATTTATTAAGTACTGCCTGTAATTCATCTGTAACGGGTATAGTTACGCTCCTGGAGGTTTTCTGTGTCGTTATGGTCAATAGTCCATCTTTTATATTATCTTTCCCCAGACGCTTTAAATCTGATATTCTGAGGCCAGTCCAGCATCCAATTATAAACAAATCTCTTATCCCGGATAAACATTCATCCATTTCAGCTTCAGTTATCTGTTTTATCTCAGCTTCGGTTAAATATACGTGTTCAGCCTCCTCTTTATTAACTTTTGCAAATAATGATTTACCTGATACTAATTTCTTAAAATCCTGATTAACCTGAAGATTATCCTGAAGATCCGCAATACCCAGAAATACTTTGATGTTTTTAATTACCTTATCAATGGTTGAGCCTTTCATATCTTTTTCAGTTTTCAGAAACTCTACCATATCTAGATAAAACTCATATCCCATACTCTTCCAGGTTAGGACCTTTCCTGTGTATATCTGAAATTCTTCCAGGTGATTATAAGTATTATTGTAGTCTTTTTTAGTGCCGGCTGTTACTTGCGCCTTGTCTATATACGACTTGATAAATTCCATTGGAGAAACATAATCAACATCCTTTTTAATAGACCTCTCTTTATTAAAAATTGAGTTCAGGCTCTCATCGGCATCAAGTGCTTCTCTTAACGTTTTGAAAGTTAAATTCTGCTCTCTACTCAATTTACTTCCAATTTCCAGCACTCTGGCAACCCCATCTATAATTTGGCCATTTTTATAGCTGTCATTTCTTGTTAATTTCTTATTTTTATCCCAGTCCTTAAACAAAACAGTTAATCCGGTACTGTAATCAAGCTGTTTGTATTTCTTCCCACTTGGATATGCTTCACTCGGGTTCACAACCTCAAATGTTTTAAAACTGATACGATAAATTATAGATCGTGTTTTTCCGCTACTGCTTAATCTTACATTTACCCTCATAATGATATGAATTTTTAGCAAATGTATATAATAGAAATACCTTCCCCAAATTTTTCCCCAAATAATATGATATAATTCACATTAATTTGAACTTGAATGAAAAAGGAATAATTTATATTTGCTGTATATCACAGTTTTACACATTCGGTTAGTATTAAATTATTTCAAATTAGGTTATATTGTTCGAGTCCTGGTAAGACAACACAACACTTTTTTAGAACCCGCTTACAGAGCGGGTTTTTCTATTCCTACAAATGGGTTCAGAGATTTTAGCTTAAAACAGTTTTAATCAAAAAAGAGCTTTATTTGCTTATTTTTTCGTACTTAATACTACATTGGTGCAAAAAGTAGTACGAAAAATTTAAAACAGAAAAAAAACAGGAATATATTATTAAGGTTTCTGATTAGTAATTAATTTCTTATTCAATATTTAAATCCTTATTTGTTCTACTAATTCTGGCTAAACCTGTTCTACCGGAATTACATTCATTTCTCACAAGGCGCAGATTAGCTTTCTCTTTATGATATTCCCTAAAGAGTTCGGTTATATTGCTATCATCAAATATGATAAAGTTATTCTCATCAGATTTATATTCAATTTTACCCAGATCAAAATTGTTTAATTCTTTAAATCTGTCCACAATAACAGAAAAAGTATTGGGTTGTCTATGATCAACAGTTAGTTCAGTCCATGTAGAAAGAAAACCAGTTTCCTGACATTTAACTTGACCTTTGATTGAGTATTGGTCGAAATATCTTTGTTTTACATCTCTTATATCTTTATTTATTGCACTTCTGCAGGCTGCATTGAAAAGCTTTTCTGGTGTGTACTTTGTATTATTTAAAATCATCAAGTAAGATATGTAGCAACTTGAGTTATCACTATAAAAGACCTCAAAGCATTTCGTACTGAATTGGACTTTGGAGACCTTTATGTCTGTGATATAAATGTCTGATTCATGATCCTGTTGTTCATTATCATCTATAGAATCATCTAACTCTAACTCATCTTCGCTAACAGTGTAATCATAATTTAACAAATCAATTATATCATAAAAGTCAGACTCTTTAAGAGACTCTCCAAAACTATAAGAGTTTAGTATTTTACGATAATGAGCTACAGCATCCTTTTTATACTTAAAAGCATTATTGCCAATGATTATAGGATTTTTCTTTGCCACAACGCGCTTTTATTAATTTACTTTATACATTCTCGACTATTTTAATCTCTTCTTCGGTTAAACCGTATAATTCATAGACTATTTGGTCTATTTCGTTTTCCAATACAGCTGTATCTGTGTTATTTTTTTTATTGTTTATTATTTTTTCTGAAAGTAAGATAAATTCATCCTTTACACTGCTTGATACACACGGTATTGGTAATTCTTTTACAGATCGTGCTTGAATTTCAGAGAAAACCGTTTTAGTTGATTTGAATTTTTTTGAATAAACATAATTCATCAACTTAGAATTCATCAAGGCTAATATAAACTTAAGATCTGGATCTTTGTCTTTCATGTTTACTACAACAATAGTGTTAAGAGCATAGAATTGTTCATCATCATAGGTGAATATTAGAGTTGATGAGACTCTTCTAAACATCAGTTTTTCTTTGCTTTCAAAAATATCTTTTCGTTTACAACTATGAATTCTATCTAAGTCATAGTCAAGCCAAACGCCATCCCAGTTCAAAGTGTATTTGTTTATATTTCTCCCATCTAGTACTTTGTAGCATTTGTCATTTTCTTTTTTATCCTTGAGTGAAAGCGATTTGTCTCCCTTCAATGCAATACCTTGATTTATATTACAAACTTCTCCAAACTTTGTGTGTTTTTTTTCATATACCTTTTCTATAATAGGATCCAATATATAAACAAAAGAATAACCGGGATCACTATTAATAGTTGATTTTTTTAAATCAGATAGTTTCTTTATTCTTTCGTTCGTGAGTTCCTTTACCTCCACACTATTTACGATATCACTGTTGTTAGAATACTGAATAATTACTGTTTCTACAACAGCATCTTCAAAAGGTAGAAGAGGAAAGCTTACTATTTCTGTTAAAGAAACCTTATTTACTAGAAAATCTCTTGTGAATGAATAATATTCTTGAGAAAGTATTGTATTTGGAACAATGAAATTTAGGAACCCATTTGCTTGTAAAATTCTATTTGAAAAATGTATGAAAAATATAAATGTATTAAGTCTTCCACCTGAGGTTTGATAAGTTTCAAGTAAGTATTTTTTATATTCATTACTAATATCTTCTGTCTTGGATAATTGTAAATACGGCGGATTCCCAATCACCACATCAAATCCCACAAAGTCACCATCATCATTTAATACCTCGGGGAATTCAAATCGCCATTCAAAGGCATTTTCGAAGATTTTATTGGCTTTAATCTCTTCTATTTCAGCTTCCAGTTTATTTGTTTGTTTTGTTAAGTCTTCAAGCCTTTTATTCCATGCTTTTTGCTCTTTTGCAGACATTTCGAAAAGCTGTTGCTGCTGAGTCATTTGATACAACTCGCCTGAAAGTTTGCGCAGTTTTTTTACTTTAGGATCGTTGTCCGATATCTCACTTCTGAAATCAGATTTTATATC